GAATAAGCTAGGGAATCAAGTCTGTCTCCTATTGTTGTAATAATATAATCATCCGTTTCAGATAACGGTATGTTAGGGTAAAATTTTTGTTTATAAAATCTTTTGCCTTGTGAAGTATATTCTATAGTAGGGTTGTCGTAGCGATTCATAATTATTTATTTAACCTCCATATTTTGATTTTAAAAGTAAATTATTAGATTGTTGTTTATTATACTTTTGAAAATTAGTTATAGCAGCCGGTGATGGTCTTTGATTAGATAATAATTGGTTTGTTAATGGATTAACTTGAGTTGTGTTTTGGTTTGCGTTTTGATTTAAAGATCGTTGTAATGGCGTTTGAGCATTTGGATTATTACCAGGGAATAATCCAGGAATAAATTGTTGAGTTATTATATTATTAAATCTATCAACATTCAAATTTGCTCTACTTCCACCACCATTAGAATAACTTAATTTATATTCTGGGTCTAAGTATCCTTCTCCTAGTGGGTTTGGTAAATAGCCAAAAAATCCTGTATTTGAATTACTACTACCAACTTCATATTTTGGAAGTTTTTTACCATGAATAATAGTTAAACTAATACTTACTTTAAGATACATTGCTAATCCTTCATCTATATCCCAAGATGAATCATCAGGTATATCATAACTAATATTATTTAAAATAGCATATTCATCATCTAAGTATTTTCCTACTTGAACTTTTAATACTACACCACCCATTATTCCTTTATCATTATAAGAACCAGCAGTTGTTGAAGCTAGTTGTCCTAATGCTCTGTGTTTTTCTAGTAATTGTATTTTATTAAAACAAGGTATATCTAAATTAAAACTTACATTACGTTTAAATTTATTGTATGTGTAGAAACTCTCTGCTCGACCCACATAATTATACTCATTCCAAGTAGCATCAAAATTATCTTTAAATCCTTTCATATATGCTGAAAAAGCAAATGTTTCTCCTGATTCAAAAGATCCAAATGGATTTATTGCTTGAAATACTACTTTTAAAATATTAGAATCAATTCTATCAAATTCGTTTGTATTATTATACAATGCTACTGTTGGGTCCTGCGATGCTAATCTTTTTTTACCATAATAAGCCCAATTAGTTAATTTATTTGCTCTTGGGTCTAAACCAAAAGCTCTACCTGTACTTAGGTCTGTTTTAGTGTTTGTATTTTTTTCTTTTAATTCCTCTACTGCTGCTTTTAAATCAGCATAGCTTCTTGCTGTTGGAGAATTACTATTTCCATAAGGGTTAGCACCAGCAGGAATATTATTAGTATATGGAACTGCAGTTTGAGTTTGAGGGCTTGAAACTGGAGATATAATTGATTTTCTTATATTAGTTAATCCTAATAAAAAACGAGATATAGCATCTGTTGGGGTTGGGTCAGGAGCACTATTGTATAAATTTGATAATGTTTGTATACGATCAAAATCTACATCACCTCTTCCAAGAGTTGAATAAGAATTACCTGTTTCACCTGTTGGATTATATGTTATATCATAACGTCTAATAAGCGTTGTTCCTATTCCATATCTTGAATTAGGACCTCCACTGTATTGATCAATAGTTAATTCTTGTGGGGAATATTTTCCTCCTATAAATAAAGGTGCAATTGGTTTTCCTCTTACAGCACCTATAATACCTAAAACATTGTTTGTAAGATTTATTATATCTAACCCACCTTGTAATTTTCTTTCAAGAATGGGAACGTTAATTAATCTATTAGTTAATCCTAATAATCTATTATTACCGTTTAAATTGTTGGTTTTAACAACATTATAATACTTAGTATTTTCATCTTGTACTGGCAGTAAACCATGTCTTTCATAATGTGTACCAAATGCTGTAGCTGGTATTTGAGCCAATGTGTTAATACCAGCATTATATATTCTAGTAGGGCCTGGAAGTCTATCATTAATTGCATTTAATGTAGCTGATCCAATATTTAATAGACCACTTAAAAATGTACCTTGTCCACTACCAAATTTTCTTGTTTCAAGTTTTGGATTAGATAATTGTAATCCAATTTGACGAGCAATAAATAAAGGACCGCGTGGTTTATCTTCAAAAAATCTTTTAATTCTTTTAGCATCAATTTCAGCAGTTGAACTAGATAAAGATCTGCCACCTCTAATATATCCATCATCAGTGGGATTAGCAAAAAGTCTATATGGTATTTTTGTTTGGATGTAAGGTTGGTTACTACTACCATTACCTTGGCGATCATCTCCAAATCCATATGAAGTTTGAACAAAGGTGCCTAATCCACTACCATTATTATTACCACCATAGTAAAAAAACTTAGGGTCATTATATAGTAGAGGAACTAATTTAGATTTTTGTTCTAATTTTTGCTTAGCCACTTATTACTTATTTCTTTGTTGGCTGATTTTGTAAGTATGATCCTTTTCCTGGTTTGTATTTGCCTTTTAAATTGTCTAATTTAGATGGTTGAGGTTTCATACCCTCACCACTAATTGTGCGCCATTTAATTTTTGGTGATCCTTCGCTTGAATACTGGTTGTGTAATGCGCCAGCAGGATCAACGCCAAATGTTTGTGGGGCTTTGCCTTTTAGACCTAAAACGCTTTTTGCAAAATTTGTTAAAATTCCCATGTGTTGTTGTTTTGATATAAATATTTAATTATTATGCTATTTTGTAACCTGTGTATATGTTTTGTGCTGTACCTGTTTCTTGTTGTTTACCTACAGCGGTACCTAGTGCTCTACCATCTAGAGTAATAGTTGTATATATAGGTCTATCTGCTAATGATGATATTGCATTTTTTACTTCATTAATTGCTTGGATCATTGGTGTTAAATCTAATGATGCATTGTTAACATTTGGTGATACTGCTAAGCTATCTCCTTTAGCTGTTATTGCTGTTGCTCCAAATTTATCAGTTATAGTAAATGGACCTTTACTTGATGATGCTATACCGTCTTCTACTATTTGAGTTGCATCACCTAACACAGCATCTAAGATACCACCTATAGCCGCTCCTGGTAAAGCTCCAAGTCCTGGTATTAATAAACCTCCTATACCTGCTCCTAAAGCAGCAAATTTATTTTGATCTAATGTTTTTCCTAAAGCATTACCTGTACTTCTATTTGGGTCTGTTAAATTAGTTGTTAAATCAGCCCCAGCAGATAATAATGATAATCCACCTCCTATTTTACCTAATCCTTTTAATAACCCTCCTGATCTAGCTCCTTTAGCGTATTTCCCTCCACCTTTTTTAAATTGACCTCCAACCTTATCTCCAAGTAAAGTATCCATTAATCCACCTTTACCGGCAGCACTAGCATCTTTTACAATCATTGGATTAAATATAGTACCTTTCATCATGGATTTGGATACTAACATTATTAAGGCACTTATAGTTGCTAAAGAGGCAGCCTCACCAAAAGCTCCTCCAATTTTGTCTCCAAAAAATCCTTTAATTGCTGAACCTATTTTTCCAAAAAATCCAAATATTTTAGTTACATATTCTAAACCATTAGATAAAGAATCAATAAAACCTCCTAAAGGACCTGCTACTAAATTACCAATTAAGTCTTGTAATTTGGTAACAGCATTATTAAATTTTTCTTGAGCTGATTGTCGTTCACTTGTTTGAGTAAGAAAATCAGCCATTGATAAGCCTGAAGCTTTTTGATCTCTAAGCTGTTGAGCATTAAGTTTAGCTGCGTCCTTACCATATGTGTTAATAGCTTCTTGTTTTAACAACGTATCAGCTAATTCATCTTTACTCATACCAAAAAGTTCAGCTAATGATTTCTGAGCAAGAATATTCATATTTTCAAAATCAGCTAACGAACCTGCTTGTTCAGCTATTTCTTTAGTTAATGTTAACTGATCACCTGTTAAAGCAGCATAACGAGCTTTTTCTACATTTATTTGTCTACCAGTTAATAATTCTGCTTTTAATTCATTTTCAATTGATGATTCAAAATTAAGTAATGATTCACCAATTTTATCTACTTGTTCTAATGAAAGACCTAATTTTTTAGCTTGTACTACAGCATCAGCTAATGCAGCAGGATTATTTCGGAATTTAACTAATATACCTGCACTTAGCTTAGATATATCTTGTAATATTAGTTTATCACTAAAATGAACTTTATTAGCCTGGTTAGAAGCAAAAACAGATAAACGAATTTGTTTTAAATAATCTTTAGTTCCCACCCCAGCAGCTGCTGAGAATGAAGCTAATTTACCTGCTTCTTGAGCTGATAATCCTACTATTTCTGTTAATTTAGCAAAGGTAGTTAGTTCTTCTCCACTAAACTGAACTGCAATTCCTAGCTGTTCAGATAATTCTGTTTGTGCTTTTAATAATCTATCAGTATTAACAAATGTGTCATTAGTATCTGCAGAAAATTTTACAAACTCTTCTCTTATAGCTCGAGCTTGTTGTTTACTAACACCAAATGATTTTCCTAATAACGTAGCTTGTTTATCTGCTTTATTAATTTGAGTAGCAAGAAAAGTAAATATAGTAAGAGGATCTACAATTGACTTAGTCATTGTTTTTCCTGCTTCTTTAAAACCAGCTATAAGTGGAGATTTTCCCTTATTAGCTGCTATTTTCATTTTTTCTTCTACCTCTTTAGCATCAATAAGATTTCCTATAAGAGGTATTTTATTCAAACCCTTAGCTAGTTTTCCCATTACACCCATTCTAGCTTCAATCTTTTTCAATTGACTTTCTTGCTCTTTAAGACCTTCTATATAGTCTTGGTTAGCAGCATCAACATCAGCTAATTGACGTTTTAATTGTTCTTTTAAATCGTTTTGCTCACCGGTTAAATTTAATATTCTTTTTTCAAGAACTTCTCTTTTAATCTGGTAGTCTAGAATCTGTTTGGAAATGTCTTTAGAAGAAGCTTGTCCTGCTTTAATTTTAATTTGGTTTTCAACCATTTTATCTGTAGAACGAGCTAATGATTTTAGCTGCTTTTCTACATCTTTACCAAATATTTTAGTAATACCATCCGCTTCACTCAAAGCATCTTGAAATATATCACCAATCTGTGCTGCCACAGATTTTAATGTATTCTCAACTATTTGTGAGGTTTCAATCAGTTTTTTCTTTATTTCGTCTTGGTCAGCCATAATTTAGTATTGCACCGTATAAATATAAAAGCACCCTATTTTTTGGGTGCTTTATTTGTTGTATACGTTGGTTTATTTGGAGCTATGTTTGGTCGCGACAATTCCTTATTATTTTTATTTTGCAATAAGTTTTGTGCTTTAGCGTTTTCTTCAGATATCTTCTCGTAATGTTCCTTTAATGTTTCAAAAGTGAATCTGCGTAGCCATATTGGCATATTATACACAGTTTCCCAATCATAACCGCCTTGTCCATTAAATACAATTTCGTGTATTTGTTTAAATAAGTATAATCTATACTCCTGCGTCAGGCCAAAAAAAGTTAAATGATATTGGAATTTCTACGCCCTCCCCAACGTAGTCTTCATTGCTAGGAATATATTTCATATTAATATCTGGGGATACTTGGTTATAGTATTGACGTAATGATCTAGCATCAGGTGCTAATAAGTAAGTATCAATAAAATCACGAATTGATTTTTGATCGCGATCACCATTAATTGATGTGATGATATATTTCATTCTTGTAGTTAAATCTGTTGAACTGTTTGGATTTACCTTTTGTAAACCTTTAATTTCAGCATCGATTTTCTGCTCATCACCGTGTGTTAATAACTTGAATGTTACTGTATTTTCAGATTTGGGTAATGTGAATGTAAATTCATTTATACCGCCTTTAAATAAAGATTCATCAACTGTTTTTTCATTTAATTGTGTTAAGTCAACAATTGTTTCTATACCATTGTAAGTAACTGAATAGTCTTTACCATAGCCTAAAATACGAGCAGCAATTAATATTGCATTTTTATCACCAATCAATAGATCGCTATAATCAATAGGTGTAACAATAAGCGCTTGTAATAATTTGTCAATTACAGTACCGTTTCTAAGGTAGTTAGCATTAGTAAGAATATCTTCTTCTTTTGCTGTCATGTATTTCATTTCAATTTCACCTTTAGCAAGTGGTGATTCTTTAGGATACAATAAACCTTTTGAAGGTAATGTAACTGTTTCGGTTGGAATTTTAAATTCAGCCATATAACGTTTTTATTTGTTGTATATATAAATATATGCAAAAAGAAAGCGTTAACCAAATAGGCTAACGCTTTTCTAATATTATTGTTGTATATCTTAGAAATTCAATACGCAATAATCCATAGCGATGGTTACTGATAAGTTGATTGCAGCTTCATTAGCCCAATCGTACTCACCAAAAGTTGCTGTTTTTACATAAGCACCTTTTACAATCCACTCACCTACGATATCGCCTACTGGACCTAAAATATCTAATGTTAAGTCTTTTTTATAGAAATCAGAATATCCATCACGACCTGTTACTGATTCGTGAGCCAAACGAGCCCATTCCATTACGGCTTGAGCACCAGATGGTGTTACGGGATCAAATAAGTTTAAAGTCATATCATTCCAACGTACTTTACCTTTGATTTTACGGTAAACGTTGATATGATCTAAGATAATTTCACCGGCTTCGAATCCTGGTGCTGTTGCACTCTTAATCAAGTATGCGGGAATCCCATCTACATACATGATAAAACGATTCTGAACTTTTGGTTCAAAAGCGGTGAACATGATTTCGTTAGCGTCTAATACTGCCATTTTATGTTAAATTTTAATTGCTATTAATAAATATTGGAACCACATCCCCCTATGCAGGGAATGTAGCGCCTGTTGGTAATATGTTAAAGTTCAAGATAATAAATTCAGCAGTTTTTGTTGGCTGAACATATATTTGACCTACTAATTGGTTTCTGTCAATTACATCAGCTGTGTTGTTTGTATCATCCATTACAACTTTATAAGCATATAAACCTTGTCTTTGTACTACTGATTCCATGTAAGGGTTAACTTGAGCTAAGAATCTATTTCTTGTAGCGTTTGTATTTTGTTCAAATACTAAGTTGTTACTTACTGAACCAATATATGCTTTTAACGCAATCAATAAACGACGAACGTTTACTCTATCTAATGATGTAGCTCTACGTTGTAATGTCTTTTGACCAAATACTACAACACCTTCTCCAGGGAATGTAGCTAATGGGTTAACATTTGCAGCATATAATACATCACGATCTGCTTGAGATAATTTTCTTTCAGCTCTTAATACTGATGGAACACCACCTCTGTTTAAACCAGCTGGCGCGAACCATTCAGCACCAACTTGATCGTTGAATGCTAATACACCACCAATTACTGTTGTTGGAGGACACCATACATTCTTACCTAAGTTAGAGTTGAATAATTGAACCCAAGGGAAATAACATGCGGAGTAGTTGCTAGATTGACCAGCAGCGTTGAATGTAGATTGGTTAACTGAAGTACCATAAGCACCAGCAGAAATAGGAGCAAATGCATCACCTCTACCTTCTACAGTTGAAATAAAAGTAGTTGCAGCAGCACTATCTAAACCTACAGCTGGAGCTAATAATACATTAAATTGATATTCATCTTTATTTGTTAATAAAGCGAAAGCTGTATTGTAATCAGCAACTGCATATCCTTCCATGTTAGAAGGTGTAATATATTCATTCATTTTTTGCTCTGCTGTTGTTGCAGCAGCACCACCTGCAAATGAACCACCAAATGAACCACTTCCTAATACTGGTAAACCAGATGCGTAAGAACTTGATTTGTAGTAGCCATTGTTATCAATTGAATCTACTTGTGGATTTGATACAAATGATATTCTTACATATTGAGATGAGTTAGCAAAAGAACCTGTAATATTGATATATGGATTACTATCACTATCTACTGAGTAAACTGGTTTTGTATCACCAACAACACGAGCAATATAGTTAGGTAAATTTGGATCTAATGATAAATTAGGCCAAGTTTCTAAATAGTTAGGTTGAGCATTATTATCATCACCACGACGAATAGCTAAGTTAAATGTACCACTACCAGTGTTTACATTTGTAATTTCATAACGAACGTTAATTGCACTACCTGATGCTAAAGCACCACCTGATAGACTTGATGTGTTATTCATTTGATTACCCCAAGCTAATGTCTCAAGGCCAAATGAACTACCTGTTAAATTGTAATTACCAACACTTGCGCTTGCGTAGTTCGCAACGTTGCTAGTACCACTAATAACGCGAGTTACTAATAATGTTTGACCACCGTTTTGAAAGAATTCACGAGCTGCAATTGAAGTTAAATACTCGTAATAGTAACTACCACTTCTAAAAGTAGTACCGAAGTTTTGTTGGAATTCAGAGTATGAAGTTACGTATGTTGGTACAAAAGGACGACCCGATACTGTAGGGCCTACAATAGCTGTTGCAGTACCTGCAATGCCTCTTTGTACTAAACTTTGATCTGATTCGTTCTGGAATACACCAGGAGAAATGATTTTTTCGCTCATTTTTTATGTTATTTTTGAAATTTTATTAGGATTGACCTAATAATAAATATCCAAAAACCACCATAGACCGCGAAAAATTTTATTGAGCTGCTGTTATCTCTCCAGTTTCAGGATTTATCGCACCATTGCCATATACTGTTTGTAGAGTAGCGACTAATGCTGCCTCTTTTTGCTCGATAGTTTCAAGATCTTTAATCAAACCCGCTTTATCGTCGCGTAGCTTTGTGATTTGTCTTTCAAATGTTAAAATTTGCGTTTCAG